TTCAAAAATAGAAAAAATATTTTTTGACAAAGGGAACTCGAATTTTATTTTTTAAAAGTTCAGTGAGGTATGCGAATTTGTCGAAAAATGGGCGAAAACGGAAAAAAGTAGTTGACTGTAATAAATATCAAACTAAAATGGCAGACACACGTTGCGTTGCTATCAAGTCATCTGACGGAGAAAGATGCACGAAGAAGTCCACAGTTGATGGACGCTGCAGATCGCATAATGAAATCAGAACACGAGATGGCCCTAATAGAACAGAACTTGCTGAAATTAGTTACACATACAAGGCGGCAATGAAACAGGCGCAAACTGTTACAAGAGCTGCAATTGCTGAGCTTGGACCTGATCCGTGGCGAAACAATCGTGACGCATACAATGATCTTATACGAGCTCAAACGATACGATACAGAGAATTACGTGAGGAAAATTTGGTCCGATTGAATACAGTTCGGGTCAGACAGCAGGCAGATATTGCTAGAACTGGTATTAATCCAGATGCTGTACAAGATGCAGCTCGCGCAGCTGAAAGAGAGAGACGAAACGCTGAACATCTGGCGCGCGTTGCTGAGTGGCGGGCCCAAGAGGCTCAGAGACACCCTATCCAACAAGTTGCACAGCAAGCGGCTCGAGTAGATGCTCGTCCGTTGGCAGCGTTCGCAAATGATCGCCAAAATGTTCACACAACTTCTGCTGTAAAGCAAACACTCAATGTCATCAAAGAAATTCTGAAGATCGAAGTTCCGGTAGAATATCGATGGAACATGAAAGTTATTTCAAAAACAATTTCAGAGATTATTGCAGAATGTTATCTAACTCCGGCAGCAGCTTGGCAGATGATGGCAAAGTATTGTTCAGATGATACGATTTATGATCTGGAATCTGGAATCTATGGAAAAGTCCTAGATTGCGTGTGGCAGTATATTAAGAATTCAAGTGATAAAGAAGATTTGAAAAAGATTCTGAAATCCGAAATGAAGGATAACATTGGTATGTGTGCGCAGGGAAACCTGAGCAGACTTACAAACATTCTAGCAGGATATGTCGAGTGTGTTGTAGTTGAAGAGTCAATTACAGATAAGCTTGGACGTCTTCTTCCTCCTCTTATGGAGATTGAAGATATCGTACAGCGCCTAAATGCAGCCGCACGAATCTTTATAGAGAACAATGTTCCTGAAGATCAGTGGAATGCATGGGCAGGTGGTCTGATCTTTGATCAGGCTGACGATGACTATCGCGAGATGTTCATCCACGATGGAGCGATTGACTTCATTGAGCTTGCGTAAATTAGATACCTAAAAACCCAAACACTAAAGGATTTTTTAGTGTCTCTGTGGTTAAGACATTCGTTTGTAGTATGATTCGTCCTGCAAAGACGAGTGGAAGCATCGCCCACAAATATGAAAATGGCATTAATCCAATAAAGAACCCAGGTATAACCGTATTAAACCAGTTAATAGAAATGCGGCAACATGCAAATAAATTTAATAAAAATAAAAATGTCGTAACAAAGTATCCAAAATTTATTGCAACTATTCCCATACCTGTAAGAGCGTGTTGTCTAGGTGTTTTTGTTGACGGAGCATCTAGAGGAGGAGCAGAAAGAGTAAACTTTTTACCATCATCAATTGTCTCAGTATTACTGGAACCATTGAGAGTGTACGTTACCTTCAAACTCTTCTTCTTGCTAGGATTGGGATCAGGGATTCCTGCAGTAGATGGTCCAACAGTTAGATCGATTGAACCGTTAGAAACATAACTTTGAATCGCATTCGTTACATCGGTATAGTTACCTGTGTAACCGTATTCAGCCTTTGTAATGACAAGACCATCGGCAGTCTTCTGTCCAGGCGCTGTAATATGAAGCGTATTGCCTTCAGTTACTGTTTTACTATTCGTAGACCCATTGTTGATCGTATATGACACAATGAGTTGTTTGGGTTGACCAGGTGCCGGATCCGTAACATTAAGTGAACTAGCAGAAACGGGTATATTTAGTTCACCATCTTTGATATGTGATGTAACTGTCGATGTTACATCAACTGTAGATGTACCACTTCCGTATGAAGCACTTACAATTGTAATTCCAGTGCTCATCCCTTATTATGAAGAGAATACGACATTTGCTACGCCTCCGAGAACTCGCAGAAAGTTGTACGATTCAACATAGGCCCGAACGTCAAATGTGTAGTTGAATGTTTGAGCATTTGACTTCGTAATTACAGTAATAAGTTCATCTGCAGAATACAATCTCTTTCCTGTGCTAGGATCAATTGCGTTCGGGTTTAGAACTATAGTAGGATTTGGACTACCTGCCGTTGACTTCAGAATACAAACAGAAGTCGAAGTAGTTGGAACAGCAGAATACTGTGGCTGAACAAATGTATTACGAAGAACAGTTCGGTTAAACATTGAACCATTAATGTGTCCTGAAGGTTGCTGTTCGTCGTGTTCAGATGCAAATGAGTATGTGTATATACCGGGTATTCTTGTTGTACCATGACCTGTATGGTGACGATAGTAAGGTAGCTCTGTAAAAAATTCAGTCTGTTTCACATTGAAACGATCCTTGCCATCTAGAACGATATTGGATTCTAGCAGAATATCCTTTTGTGTAACATTCGTACTCTGTGTAATGCCAGATGAATACGACGGAACTATGTATGACGGTAAAAGATCGAGAGGAGGTCTAGTTGCATCAGACCAGTTCGTATAGTTGTCATAATCATTGAAGTTGATTCGATCATTTCTCTGAGCTACCCAGACAACACGAGTACATAAATTTCGCATCGTAAGTTCCAAGTCATTTCCGGCACCATACTGGCCATTCGCTTGAACCATGTCGACTTGACGGACAATGAAGGAATGATCTGTCTTTGCTATGTGTGTCAACTCAGCATCACTTAGCCAAATATAATTTGCCTCAATAAACGGATTTAAGTTCCACGACGATAGATCAGGATTTGTAGGAACAGGAGTTATAGAGTAAGATGGCGGAGATAGAAAATTATTTATGAAAAAAGCAGAAGAACTTGTATCTGGTGCAATACGCGTTCCAAACGTAGCAGATGAGTCGCGAACATCTAATGTGGTAAACAATGAATACATGTTCTTCAAATCTACAACAATTTGAACTTCAGAATACTGAAGGGCAATTAAAGGCAAAGCAGCTCCAATTGATTCACAAAACCAGAAATGTAGCGGTATAAGAAGCGTTCGTCCAGGAATGGATGGTGCAGCGAGATCTGTACTTGTCGAAATCGAATGAGGATACTGGTTCATACGTCCAAACGCATTTGCAGGATCGTATAGTTCAGGGATGTTTCCAGTCATCTGATCTAAAATAGCCTTCTTGTTTGCGTCAAACTTTAGCTCAGCATACAGTTTCATCCATTCGCCAGTGTGAGATACAATTGTTTGACCATTGATTAATATAGATACAGTTTGTATCATATTGTAACCAAGATTACGAACCCACTGAAACTCGTAGCCAATTGCATTCGCAGAAGAATTTATGTTGGGATGGCTACCAGGAGTTACAGGTGATACCGGAGAATAAATATCAGGAAGCGTTACACTCAGATAACAATCGTTTACTAACTGAGCGTTGCGATCTATCTTTGTTTGTAACCGAATCGTACCTGCAGGCGGCAAACTAATCTTTGAAGTCTTAAAGTAGAGACGAAAGTGTTCCATAGCAAAATCGGTATGACGTTTATACATCGAACGAAAATGTGTGAAGGATGGGTTTCCAATGACCAATTGATCCTGAGCACCCTTGCCAACTAATTGCATGAGACCGCCAGGCATTCTTCTGTTATATCCTTTACAGATTTGAATGTATAAATTTATATGAAAAAACCTCAATAGTATATAAAATGAGCACAATCACACTCGAAGAACTATTACAGGTTCATGCGGTTGTTGTCGGTAAGGAAACTGCCGACAAGGCGACACTTCTTCCTCTGACGAATCTAGTTGCATCTCACGATCTCCTTCGTCCTCTTCTGATTCAGTGGGCGACGGGTGGATTCTCTACTACGACATCTATTCAGTCATATGCGGTGACTGCGCCTGCCACGTGTGCTGATGGTGTAAAGCGTGCACTCTGCGAATACATTGAGTACCTTCTTGGTACTACAATGGGTACACTAATGTCAGAACTAACTACGCTTGCTCCTGAAGTGATTTTTAGTTATTCTTTCCCCGGCGATGCGGGTCTATCTATCTTTGCTGCTCGTGGTCCGGTTGTACCTGTAGTTGAACCCGTAGTTCCTGTAGTTGAACCCGTAGTTCCTGTAGTTGAACCCGTAGTTCCTGTAGTTGCTCCAGTAGTTGCTCCCGTAGTTGCTCCTGAGGTTCCTGTAGTTGTACCCGATGTTTCCGTAGTTGTTGATGTTCCTGTAGTACCGTCTGCTTAAGAGATAAGACGAATACGACAATTTGAGTTATCACCTACGATGATCACACCGCTCGAGGGATTCACAGCGACTCCGGTCGGCCAGTAAAACTGTGCAGACGTACCCGTACCATCAGCAAAGGCGGCAGTTCCACTGCCTGCAAGCGTTGTTACGACGGTTGTTGTTAAATTTATAACTCGAATAAGCTCGCCTTGATAATCAGATACGATAACGTCTCCCCCTCTCACGGCAACCCCCATGGGGTTCCAAAAACTTGCATTTGTGCCTGTACCATTAGTTGGAATATATCCACTGTTACCTGCGAGTGTAGTAACAACGCCACTCGATGTCACTAACCGGACACGGTTATTACCAGTATCAGCCACAACGATTACTCCGCTCGAAGAAATCACATCAACGCCGCGCGGTTGATTGAAGCTTGCACCAGTACCAGTTCCATCAACAAAAGCACCGGTGCCACTGCCCGCAAGTGTAGTAACAACACCCCCGGGATATGTAACAAGTCTGATACAGTGATTACTATTATCAGCTACTATAATTGTATTGCCAGAAGGGTTCACCGCAACTCCCCATGGATTGTTGAAACTCGCATTCGTACCAGTTCCGTCAGCAAAGGTACCAGTTCCACTGCCTGCAAGAGTCGTAACAACGCCGCTCGGCGTGATTAGTCGGATGCGGTGACCCATTCTTTCAGCAACAACAATCACTCCACTCGATGGAATCACAGCAACTCCAATTGGTTGGTTGAAAGTCGCATTCGTACCAGTTCCGTCAGTAGAACCTGAACTACCACTGCCGGCAAGAGTCGTAACAGCAGCTGTTGTGGGATTCACGAGTCGAATGCGATTATTAAGCCAATCTGCCACAACGATCACTCCACTCGATGGAATCACAGCAACTCCCCATGGATTGTAAAAACTCGCATTCGTACCAGTTCCATCAGCAAAAGTAGCAGTCCCGTTACCTGCAAGAGTCGTAACTACGCCTGTTAATGCCGGAAATGATATTACAGCATTTATGATCTTCCCATGCCCATACGACACTCCACTATGCACAGACCCAATAAACGGCATCGTCTTATTTTAAGATACTATTATTGTCATACATAAGATGTCCGAATCAATGCAGTCCATTGCAAATGGATTGAGAAATATGAAACTCAAGAAGATCATTGGTGTTTATCAAATTGAATTTGTAGATTTTAAAGCATCCGGATTAGGTGATTTCATTCGGGGATCCTTCACCATGATGCAACTCCTTCGTCTTTTGAACAAGTATACTCCTGCAAATATCCAATATGATATGGATTTTCGTAATCACGCAATGGGTAAGTTTTTGATTTGCAATAAAGCATTGGAAAAACCACCTTTTTACTCGGAACTGACGAACATGCATATTGATACGCTGATGGTCAAGCAGGATGAGGCGGATTTGGGGTACCAACATCTTCTACGTGAGATCATTCGGTTTGTGAATCGATCAGGTGGCCCAACGGTTCATGGATTTGTTTGCAGAGATGATGTCTTTGAAGATATACTTGAATCTGAGCGGGAGTTAGTGAAGTCTCGTATGATGCCGACACCTGAGATGAATGCATACGTGACCGATACACTGACCGAGATGGGCGTTACAGGTCCTTATACAGTTCTTCATGTTCGCATGGCAGATGATAAGTGTTTTCCACCCGTTCCACTCGAACAGGCACTAATTGATGAAGTTGTAAGAACAGTGAATTCAAATCTAACAGACAGTCAGTATGTTCTAATTTCAAACAGTGATCAAGTGAAAGAGGCTTTTGCCGGACGTCCCAATATTCATTTCAAGAAAACTGCAATCTGCCATATTGGTCAGAACGATAAGCAGACACTTCAACAGACAAAAGATACGTTGCTCGATTATTTCATCCTCTCTCGCGCTGAAAAGATCGATGCCTTTTCAACGTACCACCGCACTGGATTCAGTCTTGAATGCAGTAAGGTGTATTTGATTCCGTATACGTTTACAAATATTTCAGTTTGTTCTGTTCAAATTCCAACTATCTAACCGAAGCTTGTGAGCTGACCTAATACGGTCCATGCTGCTCCAGTGTACATTAATGTAAATGATTCTGTTTCTACACGACTTGCTGTAGGTGTAGGCGCTGATGCACCTGGCCACTTAATCGTCTGCGCGACTCCGGCAATCTGGAGCGCGCTGATGTAGTAGGGCGTTGATCCTTGGACAAGCGCAAAGACCACTGAATAACTCTTGTTAGCCGTTGTTGGTAAATTGGTCAAGTTAATTGTAAAGTTTGCTGTCATGGAGGTCACATACCAGATATCGCCCGTTGACCAATTGGCAACCACTGTTCCACTGCCCGGACTGGCAATCGTGTTCAGCGTCTCCTGAATCTGCTGGACGGATGCATATCCATTGCGTACTGTTAAACTGCCGTACATATCGAGTGCCGTGGTTGGAGCTGAATTGGCAATACCAATGAAACCATTCGAGTGGATTCGCATTGCCTCCGTGAGCTGGTTTATGATCATCGTGACAAGACCATTGCCCTGAGTTGTCTGTGTTGTGTATTCCTGTGCTCCGCCAGGCGCCACACTCGCAATAAATGTCGGGTCATTTGTACCCACACATGCGCCATAAAGGTTCGGATTGTTTGAACCAACGATGAATAAGAAGTAAGAAGAATAGTATGATGAACCACCACCGCCACCACCACCACTGCCACCAGCTCCGCCGCCACCAAAGTAACCGCCGCCACCACCACCGCAGTAACCTGTAACTGCGCCAAGACTGCTACCGCCTTGTAGAACACTACCAGCTGTAGCTCCAGTTCCACCAGCTGCTCCACCCCCGCTTGTAGTTCCTCCACCGCCACCAGATCCAGCTCCTGCCGTTGCTGTTCCCGTGTATGATGCGGCACCACCTACAGCTCCACCACCAGTACCACCACCGCCACCTGCGATTACAAGTGTGGCAGTAAGTGTTCCAGATTGAGATGTTGCTGACGCAGGTGTGGCTGTATTTGAAACTGTGAACGTATTTGACGAACCAATTGTTGCTACGATACCTGAAATATTGTAAGCTGTTGTACCCATACCTGTGATTGTAACAGGCTGGTTCGATAGCAAGTTGTGAGCTGTTGATAACGTGTAGGTAAACGCTGTACCAGATGAACTTGCTGATGTAATTACGTTAGATAGAACGGAACGAACAGATGATGCTCCACCACCGTTTCCGGCGTTCCATGCGTTGTAACCAACTGAGTTACCAATACCGGCACCACCATATCCATTTGCTGTTAATATCTGACCACCGGCTCCAGAAATAACTGATAATATCTGACCAGGTGTAACTGTTAGTATACCCTTTATGTAGGCACCAGCACCAGCACCGCCACCATAGTAACCGTTGTAACCACCACCAGCGCCCCATAGTGATACAGTAATACTTGTCACTCCAGCAGGAACTGTGAATGACTGGTCTGCGCCAGTGTATAAGAATGATGTTACGTTCGAAGTAGCGACGGACGATTGGAGAACTAAAGCGGATGACGCTATATTGCCTGGTGTTGTGGACGATGATAAGTCGGTCGCGTACATGCGAGCTAGCGGGTATCCAGCAGTTGCATTTGAGAACGAAAGTGAAGTTGTTCCACCAGTTGGAACATTGCTTAAAGATTGTAATGTCACTGTACCGTTCGAAAGTGCAACACCACCAATTGCACCATTGCTGACTCCAAACCCACCAAAATAGGGCTGCAAGGTTACCTTGCGGACGTTTCCACGGTCACGATCAGTAAAGTACATGGTCTGACCAGGAATGAGACAGATTGATACAGCAAATCCAAGGGATGCATTTGTTCCGATTCCGTCTATATTGGTAGATCGTGTTGATCCAACGAAGAAACTTGTAACACCTGTTGAAGGAGATACGGAGATGACCTTGCCTTGTAACGTACTCGTGTATAATAAGCCACTTACAGAATCATATGCCATGCCAATGCACCATGAGAAGGATGCGTTCGTACCTGTGCCAGCTACATCAGTACTGTTACCGTTACCTGCAAGAGTTGACACGGTTGCGTTTGCGATGACAATTTTACGAACACGGTAATTGTAGTAGTCGGCAACGTATAAGTTTCCAACTCCATCCGTCGTAATGTGCCAAGGACTATAGAAGCGAGCATTCGTACCAACACCATCGGCAAATGTATAGCTACCGAACGATCCTGCGAATAGTGTCACTACACCTGCAGGTGTAACCTGACGGACTACGTGCTGCTGTTCCGTACAATAGATGTTACTCGTCACCGGATCTACAACAATACCATAAATTTGATTGAAGGATGCGTTGGTTCCAGTTGCATTCGTACTTCCCGTACCTGATCCTCCAGCGAGTGTGGTCACAACACCAGCAAGAGTAACTCTGCGAACTGCACCCGTCTCACCAACAACCATTGTTCCGGTTGTTGTGTCGTAGGCAATACAGTAGGGTGCTTTGAATGCTGCAGACGTACCTGTACCGTCTGTAACGGCCGCTGAGCCACTTCCCGCAAAGGTTGTCACAACTCCAGCAGGAGTGATCTTTCGGATAAGGTTATTGCTACTGTCAGCAACATACACGTTTCCACCCGGGTCCAAGCAGCTTCCAGTCGGATAGTTGAACTGTGCGTTGGTACCTACACCGTTTGAGCTTCCATACGTTCCAGTGGGAGATCCGGCAAACAATGTGACAGTTGCTGTTGAAACTGCGGGTATTGTGCTGAGAGACGTTGCATTCGAGATGTCACCGTTTGTGATTGCTATATTTCCAAGTGTTACTGCGCCTGTTTGCGTACGATAACTGGAACCATCAGAATAGATTGTCACACTTGTGTTTGAAAGAAGAGAGATAGGAGACGTTAATCCAGTAGTCGTACCAGCAAGGGTCAATGTCTGTGTAGCTGTGTACGCATTCGAAAAACTCCACCACGAACCAGATGTGGTTGTAGATAGAGACGGGAACGTGATCGTATTAGACGGACCTGCAGTTAAACGGAAAGTAGTTGATACCACGTTAGATGATGCAGTTAAATCCACACTTGTGCCTGACACGTTAGATGTTGCATAACGGTAGGATAAAGGTGCCTGAACGGTTAATGCTGTGCTTGTGTTAGATGTGTACAGCGATCCACCGTAGTGAAGCACCCCACCAGAACCTAAAAGCGGAGTGAGTTTGCGGATCTTACCGTTTTCAGCCGAATACAAATTTCCAGACGTGTCGCTGGCGATACCCGTAGGATTCTTGAATGTTGCACTGCTACCTAATCCATCGAGTGACGGATTTGTCGTTACGTTCTGAGTACCTGCAATTGTGCTAATCGCATATGTTCCGGCTGTAACCTTAAAAACTGTATATCCACCAAAATCAGTGCCGTAGAAATTGCCGTAGGAATCCGTACAGATCTGCTGAACAGATCCATATCCGGCGGATACCAACGATGCCAGTAACGTATACGCTCCTGTCGTTGACACGCGGAATACAGCGGGTTGGTTGACAAATGTCGAAGCTCCCAAAATCGTTCCAGTAGAGTTATCCCAGAAAAGTGAGTAACACTGGCCCAGATGGGTCTGAACGCCCGTCATTGACAATGTCGTGACAACGCCTGTGGACGGAACATACTTTCTCAAGGTGCCTACGTTATTGCCGTAGTTGAAGTCCACGAAATACATGTTCGTCGCAGTTGAATCAAATGTCATGCCAAATGCCCGATTAATCACTGCGTTCGTACCGGTGCCATCTGCAGATGTCTGAGAAGAATTGCCTACGACACTCGTGATGGTGTTTGTAGCAAGAACATACTTTCGGATGCGATTGAAGTCGCCGATATACAAGTTGGAATACGATGCGTCAAAGGCAAGCGACTGGATTTGAGAGAACTGGATGGTTGTTCCTGTGCCGTCTGTTATCGCGCCCGTAGAATTTCCGCATAGTGTGACGACAACGCCCGTAGCCGGATTGACCTTTCGCAAAAAGCTGGACTCTGTGAAGTAGATGTTTGAATCGTTTGCGTTGTATATCATTACACCCGGATAAACGTATCCGCTTACAGTTGCGTTCGTACCTGTGCCGTCTGCAGGCGTTGAAGGCGTGCTTCCGTTACCAATAAAGGTCGTGACGTTATAGATAGTCGGTGATGCAGGCACGTTGTTGATTGAGCTGTTTGAGATGGTCATGCCACCAATTGTGCCGTTTACCGTAACGTTCGAACCTGTGATCGTCATAGCGGGTACAAGCTGATTCGACACAGAGGTCTGGAATACGAGAGAGGAAGATCCGGTTCCCTGAGGGACTGTACCAATATCTACGGCATACATGCGTCCAAGCGGGTAGCCTGTGTTCGAGTTCGCAAAGCCAAGAGATGCAACTCCACCAGCATAACAGGGAGTAGTCGTTTGGAGTGTTAATGTATCATATCCTGCACCATAGTTTGAACTGCTTGTAGTTCCAGGGTATACAACAAGTTCGTTACCAGACACAGTTACGTTCGAGGTGCTTCCAGATCCAATGATGTTTGGTGCAGTCAAATTAGAAATAGTTGAGAAGGATGACGAGTATTTGGCGAGTGTCAAATTGATAGGCATAGCATACGGTGCCGTTCCACCATAGTAGGGTGCACCATAGATCACACTTCCATCTCCAGAAATGCAGGCCCCATACGATCTGCCATATCCAGTTCCTGTGACTGCCCAGGTGACTCCGCCATCAAGACTGGTCGATACAGCACCGCTGTTACCTGAACCTGGTGCAGCTACACACTTGCTTCCATCTGCCGACATAGAGATCCATGCCCAAGACTGGCTTCCACTAGTTGTTGCCTGTGTCCATGTAGCACCTGAATTTGAACTCCACCAGATGTATCCACTCGCCTGTGCCACAACCATGCGCGTGCCATCATATGACATCGCCACGTATCCAGATGCAGATGCAAAGTTACTGATCGTTGTCCATGTAGATCCGGTGTTTGAACTGATGTACACGTTAGAGCTACCACCTGCCAACTGAATGAGACCGTTCGATGATGCCGCGAATGAGTAATACCCAGTAGCGGTTCCAACGGTGGACCAGGAACTTCCGCCGTTTGTACTCAAGTTGATACCTGCATTTCCAGATCGGTTTACTAAGATAACAGTTCCATTCGCGGAAATAGCAACAGGAGTTGTACTGTTACCTGATATGCCAGAAATGACCGCAAACGACGAACCAGTGTTGCTACTGATATACGGAGTACCGCTATTGTCGACCAAGACTATTTTTGTTCCATTCGAAGACACTGCCATGGTACCCGGAGACTGAGGAGCCACCAGGAAGACGTTTGACGAATTCGCAACCGGAGTCCAAGTCTGTCCTGCGTTTGTTGTTAGGCTTACGATGTTCGTCATTCCCATTAGGGCAACCGATCCGTCAAATGAGCATGTGCTTATGCCTCCATACATGGCATAGGATACGTTAGCAAGTGCAGAAACTCCCTTTCGTTGAGTCCATGTAGTTCCACGATTTGTACTTGTCCATGCATATCCAGGAGTTTGTCTGGCAACAATGAAGTTTCCATCATACGAACAGGACATATATCCTGAAAATGTTGCAGGTGTTGTTACACTCGTCCATGTCGAACTTGTATTAACAGGAGATCCAGTCGCGATCCAAAGATTCGAACCCAGAGGAATGATCACAACAGATGCGTTCGAGTTGACCAGCGGTGGACTTCCCCAACTACCTGAACCCGCATTCGACATATTGCTAAATGTAGCTCCGTAGTTTGAACTAACGAGGGGATAGCTTCCAGCAGCAGCGTAAATTAACAGACCATCCGGCGAAACAGTAGCATTGCCACCGTTTGTGCCTCCGAGACTTGTTGTTGTTACCCACGTTGCTCCATAGTTAGAACTGACTACAGTGTATGCAGACTGAGTCTGTGCAAGAACAACACTGCCGTTGGACGAACAGGATAGATATACATACCGATTTGTTGTCACTGAACCAATTGAAGCTGTTTGTGTCCAAGTCACTCCATAGTTTGAACTTACCCATATATCGTTTGATCCATTTCCTGCAGCATAGATAACTGAACCGTTTGACGATACACATACAGCGTTGTTACCTCCATTGAATGCAGATGTATTTGACCATGTGGCACCATAGTTCGTACTCACTGATAGAGGACTTCCAGATGTTGTTGCAATTACTGCTCCGTTGGCTGACATTGCGAACTGGGGATACTGTCCGCTTACACTCTGAGTTGTTGCCGTCCACGTCACACCATAGTTTGAACTTACGCGGATAACATCATCACCCGAAATAGAAACATACTGTCCGTTCGAGGAACACCAAATCTGACTGTAAATGATGCCACTCATCGGGAATCCGTAAACCGGGGGAAGCTGATACATTGTTCCGAGTGCTGATCCGTATACGTTGCTTGCCGATACACCACCACCGTACACAGTGACACCGTTTGCAATGTTATTACTCAGGGTTATGCCACCGATGGAGTTAGAGGATCCACCCGGAGATGTCAGTGCGCCCTGGTAGAGTACAGGAGCAGTGGATGCATTCACAATGTTTATACGACGAGCTGTAACGGTTACCATACCATCTGCCGAAGTTCCACTAACACTGCCAGTTTGTGTCCAATTTGAGTAACCGTTAGGAGATGTGTACGTGTTTATTACACCACCTGTATTGTAGATGCCCATGTACCATGCATTACCGTTCCAGCACGGCATACATGTATAGGAATTCAGAGGATTCGTGCACTTGATTGACCATGTCTTTCCTGCGTTACTCGAAGCATAACCACCGTTAAATCCACCAATGTTGTACTGTCCATTGACAACTAGGTAACCCATTGCGTTGGTGTCGTAACCTCCGCTTTGAACTGCAGTTGTCCATACCAATCCATCAGGAGATGTCATAAAATTCATGTAACGACCAACGCCAACCCAGATTGTTCCGTTGTACTGGATGAATTCCATGTTATTGCCGCCGTTTCCGAATGGACTTCCCTGTGAGATCCAGTTGAGACCATCGTACGAGTAAAAGACGTTAGGATTTCCACCACAGTTTCCACCTGCAATAAACTTATCCTTGCCCCATCCAACGCAGTTCAGTCCGTTGTTTGCAGGGAATGTCGGCTGAGCCCAGTTGATACCATCATAAGAGTACCACGGGGCGCTTGAACCATCACCACCGATGACCATCCACATCTTTCCGTTCCAAGAAACAGCCCGCAGGTGCGGAGGGCTATTTATTCCACTGACCGATGTCAACGTAAAATTAATGCCATCCGACGAGATACCTACGACACCGCTGGCCACGAACAACCAATACTGACCGTTCCAGACGGGATAGATCATTCCAGTGACTGCTGACGGATAGACGTGCGATGTCCACGTAATTCCATCATAAGAATAGAAGGATTTATTGGATGTCGATGATGCGTTCAAGCATCCACCCATAATCATGAAACTATCAGCCATTGTGGGCGCAGCAGCAACTGCACCGCCAGTCACCGTACGATAACTAGATCCATCAGAATATACTGTTAGCGAGGTATTGGATGAAAGCGAATACGGCGTGGTAAGTCCTGTAGTCGTGCCAGTAAGTGTTAGTGTCTGTGTCGCAGTGTACGCGTTAGAGAATGTCCACCATGCACCAGATGTTCCAGATGATAAGGCAGGAAACGTTATCGTATTTGATGGTCCTGCAGTTAAGCGGAAGGTGGTCGCACCTAAATTAGAAGTTGCAGTCAGATCGACGGTTGTTCCAGCTACATTGGAGGTTACATATCGGTAAGATGTAGGTGCTTGAATGGTAAGTGCAGTTGTCGAATTTGCTGTATACAAATTTACAGCATTACTAATATCATAGCCAGCTGCATTAATGGTTGCAGTTGCTGGGTAGTTAGCCCAAGTTGTTGGAGCTGATGCGGGACCCGTTGCGCCTACAGGACCTGAAGCTCCAGTAGGACCAATAACTCCGCTTGCGCCTGTAGCACCTGTGGCTCCCGTTACTCCCGAAGCTCCAGTAGGACCTGTAACACCAGAAGCTCCGGTAGGACCTGTGGCTCCCATTACACCAGAAGCGCCTGTGGGACCTGTTACACCAGAAGCTCCAGTAGGTCCCGTAACTCCTGAAGCACCCGTAGGACCTGTAACTCCTGAAGCTCCTGTAGGACCTGTTACACCGGAAGCACCTGTGGCACCTGTGACTCCAATAGGACCCGTTGCGCCGGTGGGTCCTCGTAGTCCACCATATGGAAGGTTATTCCATACAGTAACACCATCACCTAATTTAAAATACTGTGTATCCGTTTCAAGAGCGAGCTCACCACTTGCAAGGACAAGTGTTGTGCCTACGGCGGACCACTGTGCAGCAGTCCCCCGACGGTGTTGCAGTTGAAAGAACGGCATTATATAATTCAGAGAATTCATTCGGTTAACCAAGAGTCCATGAACGAAGTATATAACATTGTTGCCATAAAAGATGTATCTGCTGGCCCACTGACACCGCCACAATCAAATGCGGGATAGTGGCTAACACTAAAATTTGTTGTTGGTCCGCCTGCATCAAGAGGTATACCTACGGTTGACATACTCCACGTTCCAACTGGACCCGTAGGACCCGTAGAACCGACGGATCCTACAGCTACTAGATAGGTGTGTAAGTGTGAAATACTCGAGTCTCGGAAATCAATTGTTAATGTGGAACCACTTGCAGTTTGAACATATACATTGATTGTCACATTTGTTGCATAGGTGTGTCCAGGTACGTAGAGTGTATATGTAAATATTTGAGGAGGAGTGCTAGAATTTACAACTGTAGCAGTTGCTAATGTTCCTGTGGCAATATTTGAGGCTCCGTCGTACACATCATAGTAAAAAAGAGCAGGTGATGACGGAACAGATACAGAAGTATATAAGTTTATATCCCACAGACCAGCTATAGCGGTAGATCCGGGTAGTGATGTAGCGGGAATAGAAAATGTCATAATTTTAGCGTTTGTCGTGTTAGCGGGGACCGTGATTGAAGTTTGAGTGCCTGACACGAAAGAAGACTGTAAAGCACCGACTAAGGGTGTGCCTGAATAGGTAGTTATTGAAGCATAATCAAGCTGCAGAGTCAGACCTCCAGATGTACCTGGTGCACCTGTTGCTCCTGTAGGTCCTGTTGCTCCTGTAGAACCCGGATACCCAGCGATATAAGGAAGATTAGACCATGATGTGGTTCCGTCACCAACCTTCACATACTCGAACGCCATTTACTGTATCATTGCAAAGAAATTAGAAACAATCTAACTGAACAGTGACATCTTGTGTTGTGTTTCCAGATGCATCGTATGAAATCCGAACATGGATATAATCACCTGGTGCGAAATTAACCGATGCATCATATTTGGTAAGGGTTGTAATTGCATTCGAAAAGATCAAAGAATAGACTGTGTCTGCAATAGATCCTCCTGCAGGAGTTCTGCGAACAGTCAGGGTTGTAGTGTGTCCTGTTCCTGGCGCTGTGTTTAAAGATGCCGACATTCCAGACAAAATTAAGGGTTGTTGGACACGATAAAATGAAGGTGGGGTTGTAATATCTGGATACTGAATGAACTGACCACCGCTTGAGTGAATTATCACTGAGCCCGGCCATAGATATGCAGGTGTTCCAGTTCCAGGATTTCCTGATGCATTCAAGACTCCAACTGCACCATAGAAAATCGTGGTCGGATACACATAGGTTGAAAATCCTAAACCACCTGCTGTTTTTGTCACAAGATCTGTTCCGGGACCAACTTGAATTCCAGCAGAAGCAAGATACGTTGGATTTGTTATCGTGGGAGGTGTTGTTTGCAGTATGTCAGATGCAGTGTACGTTTGTATTCCTGTAGGTTGAGTAGCTCCAATTGTAGTTGAACGTAACTGAATAGATCCGGTGTTAGTTGTATCATTTGTTTCAATTCCTACGTATGATCCTGCAAAGTTTGAATTTGTTGGAGGAGCAGCTACATATACATTTGTATCGCGTGTAGTCGCAATATTTGTGTTCGTCACAATGAATCCACGCTTGTTGCCGGAACCATTGCCATACACATTGATCGTTGATCCTTTAATACAGTTGAAAGAGAACGTTGAAATACCCAATGTACCTGTACCGTCAAACTGAACACCATAAATATTATTAGAGGATGTATATGGCATATTTGCGTTCGAAATGTTTACGATTGATGTTCTCAATTTAGATGTTACAGTACTTGTGTCATTAAAATAAATTCCAACTAAATTATTTGAACCAGAATATGTAGAACTACCAAGTGTCAAATTTAAATCTTCAACGCGACAATTTGCTCCAATTTGTAGCAGAGTTGTATTTGCTGTAGGATTGGAACATACTAAATAACATGTTTGTAAACTCATTCCTCGCAGAGCAGTTGTAGATGGTAATATAAGTGCCGGATAGGTTATTGCTCCCTTCGAATCTGTTATTGCATTACTTCCATTTGTCGACACTGAATAGACGCCAGGTAGAACCCAAATTGCATTCGACTGATACTGTGGTGTGGCATATGAACCTGTTCCAACAATAGCAGCAACGGCAGCCCGAATTGTGGCAAACGGAAGTCCACCGATATATGCAGTTGAATCATTTCCATAAATAGAATCTACTCTTGCTACATTACCCAACTGAGTTGTGGGTAGAGCATAAAACATTCCAGTTAATTGGTATCCAATTTCTCCAGGACCAAGGATATAACTATTATTTGGAACAAGTGTCGCATAACCATGACCTACGGGTCCAGAAGCTCCTGTAGGTCCTTGTATACCTGTAGGTCCCGTTACACCTGAAGCTCCTGTAGGTCCTGTTACACCACTTGCGCCAGTAGGACCTGTTACACCGCTTGCACCAGTAGGGCCTGTTACACCACTAGCACCAGTAGGACCTGTTACACCAGAAGCGCCTGTGGGACCTGTTACACCTGAAGCGCCTGTAGGTCCAGTAACACCACTTGCGCCTGTAGGGCCTGTTACACCACTTGCTCCAGTGGGACCCGTAACTCCTGAAGCACCTGTAGGACCCGTAACTCCTGAAGCACCTGTAGGACCCGTAACTCCTGAAGCGCCTGTGGGACCTGTTACACCAGAAGCTCCTGTAGGACCCGTTACACCTGAAGCTCCTGTAGGACCTGTTACACCACTTGCTCCAGTGGGACCCGTTACACCTGAAGCTCCTGTAGGACCTGTTACACCAGAAGCGCCTGTAGGTCCCGTAACTCCTGAAGCTCCAGTAGGACCTGTTACACCAGAAGCTCCTGTAGGGCCTGTAACACCACTTGCACCAGTAGGTCCTGTAACTCCCGAAGCGCCTGTGGGACCTGTTACACCTGAAGCGCCGGTGGGTCCAGTAACACCACTTGCACCAGTAGGACCTGTTACACCAGAAGCGCCTGTAGGACCTGTAACGCCTGAAGCTCCTGTAGGGCCTGTTACACCAGAAGCTCCTGTAGGACCAGTAACGCCTGAAGCTCCTGTAGGTCCTGTAACGCCTGAAGCTCCTGTAGGACCTGTTACACCAGAAGCTCCTGTAGGTCCTGTAACTCCTGAAGCACCAGTAGGTCCTGTAACGCCTGAAGCTCCTGTAGCACCTGTTATACCTATAGGTCCGGTTGCTCCACTTGGGCCGTTCATAAGTACATAAGGTAACGCTTGCCATTCACGAATACCATCGCCAAACTTTAATCTATTTGTATCTGTTTCAATTCCAGGTTCACCAAGACGAAGATATACAGGATATGCAGCGATCCATTCTGCAGATGTACCTCGACGTAATTGAAATTTTACTTCGAGCGTACTCATTTGTAATGTCAACATACATTTGTGTTCGGATTTCCACCATCTAAATTTGGTATACCATCTAACTGACTATAGATTATATCCATAATATTCGATAGCGGGTCAACGCCGTCAAAAACTGTTACGTAATTTGAAGATGGTCCTCCACCATCATAATATAGTGTGTTAAGTGTAGTGTCCATACTAGGAATGCCTCCATCTACTATATTTGGGAAGTCATCATACGGGAAACCACCATCATAGATTTCAGTAACAGGAGGGGGTGGAGGAACAACATGACTTATTGGTTTGGTATTGCAGATAGATGTCAACATATAGGCTTCAACAGCTCCATTTGTGAATCCAATCGAAGTTCGTGTTTCACGTATCTTATTACTAACTGAACCACCTGAACATGTTTTAACAGTTCCATTGCATGTTTCTGAATAGATGCACGTATTATCCATTTGACAGCTATGAACTGCCATGATGGCACTTCTACGCATTCGTTCCGTGTACATTGATGCATCTTTGGTCATCGACACAATTTGTCGTTCTTTTCCTGTCGATTGCGGAACTAATAATCCTGGTAGTTCCGGAATAGATTCATAATTTGGTTTAGTTGTCCCACCAAAAAACAGAGTGGCAGCAACTAATGCCGCCAATAGAGGAAACAACATTATCTACTTAGTTACAAAACTTCCAGCTGTAAAAAATTGTATCTGATTGGGTGGTACAAACATACCAAGTCGTATTAGACGACCCGTATCCTCAAATGCAGGTGCATCGAATATTTCATTGGTATCTGGGTCTAAAATGATCAATGTATTTTTCAGTAGAACACGCTGTAGCCGTCTCTTTTTGCGAACAACGTTACGTAGATAAAGTGTGTCTTTTTCATCGGTTTTATAAGATGGGTTAAACGCCAAATCATCGCCGGTAGCTGTCGTATCAAAACGCATACACTGAATGATAGGATGTTCTTTTGCATGAAGTTTACGGTGAATCTCGCAATCAATAGCAGCCTGTTTCAATAGCAACGATATGTTCTTAATGATACGACCTTTTTTGTATGCAACTTCGTACAAAAATTCATCGCTTGTCATGAAAGCTTCACGAGGTTCACCGCCTTCGTAACGTTTAAGAACCATATCATTGCGACGAATCAGAACAACGTTGGGACCTTCTCCTGTAACAGATTGATCTTGAGTAAACACTGACAGGTACATTTTTACATCAACCGTTCGGTCAGGAACAGGTAACGATGCGTGCGAACAGATACGAATAGCGCGACCAATAACCTGTTCGATACGAGCAGGATTCCAATAGGATTCCATAATGAGTACGTTACGAACATTACGCAATGTAATACCTTCAGCTCCTGCAGAAGATGCCATCAGTACACATAATCTTCTCTCTTTGATCGAATCTTTGAGTGACTGTGGTAGATCGTTTTTCTCTTCATTAAAAATTTGACGATAGAGTTCACGAAGTTCTTTATCTTTGTCACCTGTGCCTCCAACGAATAATGCATACGCAGGAACACCTTTTTTCATCGACGGATCTTCTTCCCATAACCCCTGCTTCTTGATTAACTTGTACTCTTGGAACCCGTTGTACTCCAGAATAGCAGAGAAGATACCAAGACCTTCTAATGATCGATACTGTGAGTAGACAAACTGATTGTGATACTCGTCTTCTTTGCCTACGTTCTTTTTCAAATCAGTCAACATTCGAAGCATTTTAGGAGAGTAAATTTGTAACGCTTCGTTTGATAGAAACTTCTTTGGTTCTCTTTTGATATTTTCAAGAACCTCAGGTTTTTCTAAATTTGATTCTTCGTTTGTTACCTCATCTGTAGTAACGCGCATCTCTGGAGGCAAAGAATAGTTACAAACAAGACGAGATGCCATACGATACGAACTGAAGTTTTCGTTCATATCTCCGCTACGTCCTTTCTTTGCTTCGCGCTGTATTTCAACCCAACGCAATTCCAAATAACGCAAGAACTGCTGTTCAGACATGGGAACTTTAACAAGTGTATTCTCTTCGTCAATACGTTTGGGAAGTAGACGTTCATCGGCACCTTTGAAATACGAAACAAGACCCTGAATACGCTTTTGAAACAGAAGAGCATTTTTGATACTCAATCCATCTACAAACGTATTCATAAAATCTTCATATTTTGTGGGTAAACATTCAAGTTCTTCTACAACATACTTGTCTTCTTTTGATAACTGAATTCCAGCAAATTCTGTTTCAAACCCAGATTTCCATTCGGTTACCCATTTCTTAATATTAGCTTCCTGTTCATAATCCTTGTTATACTTTACTGCAATTCGTTCATTCTTTTCATTATACACACTTTCAAAGTGAGAAGGATTGCGTGTTAACATGATTGTGCGCTTTACAGAATTGTACTCAATCGTATCCACATCTTTCATGCGTCGGAAATAAGCAGTCATCAGCGATTCATCCCACGAAACTGCAGATTCAGTTGTTATGGTAACACGTTCAATAGGTCCACGTAGAAGATTCATCAGGTATGCAATTTCATTCGGTCGGTTTACTACAGGTGTGCCAGACAAGCAAACAACTTTACAATCTTTTGCTTTATAGATCATGTTATAGATCTTCAGTTTGAGTTCGAGTTCGCCAACGGCATATCCGATAAAGTTATGAGCTTCATCAATGATTACAACTGAATTGTCAAACATATGAGGCTGATCAGCAGGAAATATCTTTTCAAAATTTGTCTTGTTGATACCGTTATAGTTAATAAATGTGAAACGTTGATTCAATATGTCATCAATTTGTTCATCAATTAGTTTCGTATCAGGCTGTGATAATGTATTGTAATTCGAAGGACGTCCACTCACATTAACAAAGAACTTTCCATGTGTATCTAAAAACTTTTCAGAAATACCCATGCCAAGACCTTGTTTACGAGTTTCATCATTGAGACCCTTCAGTTCCCAGAACTGCTCATGTTTATAGATAGGATCACCGCACTTACGAATTTCACCTCGATAGTTGTCCTGTAATGATGCAGGTAACATAACAAAAACCTTTTTCGTATTCAGAAGGGATTCCGCTACTGCAATAGAAGAACATGTCTTTCCAGAGCCGAGACCGTGGTATAAAAGTAGACCACGATAGGGTGATTCAAGCAATAAATAGTCTCGAACAATCTTCTGATATTCAAACAGCTCTGAACTATTTTTTGACATGTCGCCCTGTCGCTTACACATGTCCTCTTCGGAGTTCGCAGTATCCAACGGATCTAAATTAGCTTTCCGATACTTCAGAAAGATCCGAGTAATTGAATCGGAGAATGCCTTTCTATTCGGAAGCACATACATCCTCTACTTATTTTTGGAGAGGAATTGATAATGGAGGGAACTATCCGTAAATCACCTAAACTATGGATGCTTGTAATTTATCTCTTTCTTGTAGCTGGTTTCTTATACATCAAGCCATCTATTGCTTTCGGTGCTGAAGGTCGAGTCCGACCCTTCGGAACCAAAGATAAAGAATCGACAGTCTTTCCTGTTTGGTGGTGGATGTTTGCTTTTGCTGTTGTTTCTTACATGACTGTGGTCTATATTCTGGATTATAGTTTGTAACAAAGTTCCAAAAACGAATTTGTGAACTAGTGTACTCAAATATGATAACAAAATGCCGTCTCTTCAGGATCTACAGGCAATGCACAATAAGCCGCATTCGGATGATCATGTCGACTCAAAGGTTATCGTTGATAACTATGTGAACTATTTTAAGTACAAAGCAATCCGAATTGCTCAGTCGAGCAGTACTCTGGATATGGTTGACAATATTCATCGCAATAATCCTGAATATAAACTGGTACAGGAAATTCTAGCTGTATTGACGGTAGAATTTCCGGGTTGTAATGTTACACTGAGTACATGGGGACCGCTCTCTACTCGTTTCACTGATGACCACGAACTTAACGATCATGATGATCCACGCGCCGAATGGCATGAGTTCAGTGTTGACTGGAGTAATACCATTTCCCCTGAACAAAAGTAGCCTGTGTTGTCAAAAAGTTGACAAGTGTGGCTTTGTCGCGATTTAATGTCGCAACATGTTCAAAGTTAAAATCTTGATTTTTTACCCATTCTGCAGGATTATCAATGTTAATATCTGTTAGTTGACGTTCTTTCAAAGGATACAATGCCAATTCAGGCGATCCTTTGACACCACGACTATCTTTTAGCAAATGAATGTACTCTGTCTTATCCTGCAGTACTCCAGATTTCAACTCTTTCATCAATTTTGTTGAATCAGAGCGTCCTAATCCAATCCAACCTACAATATCGGGATACTTTGCAATAAACGTTTCACTCAAACAAGCATCATATTCACGACCTTTTAAGCAAGAACGACGTGTTTTATTACAACTTTTTACAACTCCCTTACCACTTAATCGTTGAGCCTTTGTCAATGTTGAAGGTGAAACCATTGAAACTATTTTTACAGTATGTTTCAACTTATAGACTTCAACAGTTGGTATCTGTCCCAAATATTCGGGGAATATTTCTGCACTAAAAGGGTCGAAATAGAAAAACACGTTATACTGCGGAGGAATACAGTACGAACCATCTTCAACTTTTACTCCTGTAAAATCGGTCATAGGATCTTCGACCACACGAAATAAAAGTGTTCCTTGTGGAAGTTCTAGAATTGGAACATCTTTTTTAGCAAAAACAATACCGCGTCCAATTTGACGCCGCGTGCGCCCCATTACTTTACAGACCATAGAACTTTTGCGAACGAAGCATCAATGTAGTCTTTTGTCAGAGCCTTCTTTGCAAATTCATATCCTGCCAGAGCAATCTTTTTACATTTAGCATCATGCGTCTTACACCATTCAAGAACTTCAAGCAAATCGGACAGATCCGCTTTTACAGGAACATAGTGTTTTCCAGGTTTGAGAAGATGATCAATCCACAGAGTATACGGTCCTTCAACTTTTAATATTAATGATCCTGTCATCATAGTTCCAAGCAAACGATATGCAGCTACATTTCCATCAATGTGAATGATATATTTATGAGTTGCTTGTTCAGACATTGGCATCAAAGGAACTGTTGGGTATTCTTTAGTATTGACCGATCCTAATCCTTCTTTTGGATCAAACCGTAACTGATACGTATGTCGTACAACTCCAACATCCAAATCAGGAGATCGCATCGTTGACAGTTTGAGACGCATATTCGTTTCTGCAGTATATCCACATCCTGTAGTTGTTCCGCGAAACACTCCAATTGGCTTCTTAGATTCCCATTCGACAAATGCAGGAGGAGTTGCTTTGCCCAATGCGTACTGCATATCATCAAAGTTCACAACAGGAATATCCCAGAAATCAACATGTCCTGAATACGTAAGAAGTGGTATGTGTTTAGGTCCTAATGCTAATGCTTTGCTTCCTATCATATGCCACGGAGCTGTACCATCTCGTCGCAATATCATCGAGTCTGTAGCACTCCATAAAAATACACCATCTGGTAATGGATAGGATATCTTGGATAAAAATACAGTTAGTTCATCTGCTGTTGATTCTACTTTCTTGAATGGTCTGACTACACACTGCATAATCCGATATGTTGAGTTTTTAGAGTCTAGACGCTTTCTCTTTAATGTTTTACGAATCGTATTTTCATAAATTTTTGGAAATGTTTTTGATTGAATTTTATAAACAGATGGTATAGAGTTTGTTATGCAAATTAAGTAACAGGCGTGACTCAAATCAAAAACATATTTTAAAGTATTCGCAAGAGCAGTTTCTGTCATTTCCCATGGACCCGAAATCTGTTCCGGTAATTTTTTGATACCATGGCCCAACAGAGCAGGACGCTTAGATGTGGTTATGGAATCCAAACACTCTTTACCTATCTTAAAGGCTTCCTCATAATTTGAAAGAATCCTCATTACTTCTTTCCGATAGTTATATTCTTGTTCTTTTCTTCTGCCTCTTGTTTCTGCTTGAGTTCAGCCAATAATTTGGTCTTGAATGCTGTCATTTCTGATGTACTTGGTACACAAACGGCACGTTCTGTATCATTTACGATGAGTACAGTCATTGGCCATGACGAAAGCATCATTAAAAATCCAACTGCAATCACATTTGACCCATAGATCTTGAATGAACTACGAATAAACGGAAACGCAGATGCGAGTAGATAGACTCCCGTTGGTACTGCTGCCCACTCAAGTCCTTCAAGAGAGCTCTGGCCTGCACCTATCTTTCCACATTGCATAAAGCTAGATAGAAGAGAAATACAGAATCCCACAATAAATAGAAATACGAAGACTCCCAAACTTGATAAACCCAAACTTGTCCAGTCCATTACTTTTCTACAAGAGTTTCAATTGTCTTTCCAATCGTAGTAATTAAATTTTTTCGTTCGACGTAGTGAGCTCGTGTGATCGCGTTTGACTCAGTAAGTGTCTTCCAGGCAATAGCAGAAATCTCTTTCTGTTGCATGGAGGTGAATCCTTGCGTTAAGTTGATATCTGATGATGCGACTAGTTTTCCAATAAAATAGATGTGCATATATTTTACATTGTTTGTTCCGGCAAATACTTCAGTAAATCGAAGATCCTTGCAGATAGAATATGCACTTGGTGGAATATTTGTCTCTTCGTTGAATTCTCGAATTGCACAGTCTAAATCAGTTTCCCCTCGTGCTCTTCGGCCTTTAGGGAATCCCCATTCAGGTTCAGTATATACAGATGGACA